TATGGGAAGATAGAAATACTGATAACATAGGAAGCAAATTAAATTACTAATGAAAAAAACTAAACGTGTTTCTCAATACCAAGTAGGTCAAGGATATGCTGGGCTTGGTAAAAAAGAATTAGAAAAAAGAAAATACCAAGCTAAAATGCTTACTAAAATAGCACAATCAAAAGCTATTGGATTTGAACATACATTAGGACAACTAGAAAAAGGTGGCTATGCTGATATTTTTGGTGATAAAAAATGGTTAGCTAAACAAGCTGCTGGTTATCGTAAGATGCAATCTACGTTTGACAATCAATATAATAAGTTACATACTGGTGGAAATGTAGCAGGTTCTAAAATGGGAAAGTTTTCAAAAAAACCAAAACCAGGAAAGAAAAAATTAAATTATTAGTCTCGTCTGATAGTTTAATCTACGTACTTCCTTTTTAAAAAACCTTGTAACAAGGCTCTATAAGCTACTGAACTACCCTTCTGTTGTCTACCATCGTATACATCATGATGCCATTTACATAATATAGCTACATTATCCATATCAAACTTACGTTTCTTGTTACCGCCCATTCCTATACCATGTATATGTGCTAGCTCTAACCATTTATTATCGTTACAATATGCCCACTCACAGCGTCCTCCAGCCCTTTCTAGAGCAGCTTCACGCATTTGTGACAAGTTATCCATTGATATCATACATAGTGTATTTAAGTGTAATTTCTTCGTTTGCTTTTATAGGACGTAATGGAAACAAATGATTGACATATGTACCATGTAAACGTTTAACTTCGCAATTAGGATTATCGCTATGGTTTATAAATCCACCTAAAGGTGTACGTATTACTTGTCTTTTATCATCCATAAACACGTGCGTAACACCTATACTTGTTTCTAAATCACGTATAGCTCTGATAGTAAACAGACCTAGACCTTCTATTTTGCTGGGTTGTATAGTTAAATATTTAGGTAACGGTCTGTATGTTTCGTTAGACACTACTCTTCTTCTAAACGTCTGTAATCTTTGACATGTGCATCAGCTTGATGTGTGTTAGCTAGTTCTTCCATGTGGAAGTTGTAATCTTTTACAAACTTTTCCATTAAAAAATTAAGTTTTAATAAATCTGGTGCTACACCAAAGGTATCACTACCACAAGCTTTACTAAACTGTGTACTCCATACTTTCATGTATCTAGGGTGTGTGAATATATTAATTTTATCTATATCTATTTTAGTTTTTTCTTTACTCATATTATCTCCTTATAATAATTGTGACCACATTGTAGGCATTTTAAGTCCCAAGGCACGTCTGTTATGTACGCTTTACCGCAATCTTCACAAACGTAATTAAAACATTTTTCAATACCGTCCAATAATTTTTTATTAACTTTATAACTGTATTCGTCATTAATCATTAGTTCCCTTCCAACAATGTTTACTGCTGTTCCAGTGATGCCAGCCATCATTGTAGACTAGCCAAGCTGCGTATCTTGTAGCAACTTCTGGATTTGTTCGTTCTCCTATTATACCAAGCTTAGATTTTAACCAAGCCCAAGTATTGTCGTTAAACTGCCAGAGTCCAACATCCTTTGTCCCGTTCAAGTTATTCCCTATCACTGTAGGTCTACCACTACTTTCGCAATGTATAATCCTCAAAGCACGCAGGATGTCTTCCTCCTTAAAATAACTTTGTACCGTGGGCAACCATTCTTCTACAAAGTACACCATATAATTTGTTTCTTGGCACTCACGATACTCAGTAAATTCAGCAGGTGTCGGTGTTGTTACCCACAAACACGCTGCCAAAATATATTCTATCATTAGCTAATGGTAGTTCTCGTAGGTACTTTAGTGCAGTAGTAACTGACTAAGCCCTTTGTTTTTGTTTTAAGTGTTGTAATTTCATAACCTTCTTGTCGTAGGTTAAAGAGTATCCCGCCAAATCTATGGCAGTATAACTCTCTTACAAACTCCCAGTTAGTTATAGGGTCTGAGTTTTGAAACTCTTCTAACGCCCATGCAACTAACTGTGTTTTACTTTTTACATATGCGGGTACAAGCGTACCTCTAAATGCACTAGGTATCATTTTACTTCCTTTCTTTTAAAATGGTACTACGCCATCGTTAGCATCACTTTGTGCTACCTCTGGCTTAGCTTCACCGTCTAAGTTCCACTCTGTAGGTATGTCAGCGTTGTCAATCCACCAAGACTTACGCCACTTGCCACTATGTCCTCCGCATATTACAGGGTCATTAGTACTACAAGTAAAGTCTGGACTTTTCTCTGACCGTTTACTGTTACGGTTATCGTACACCATTTGTTTACAGAAAGGACACTTAAGGTCATCTCTGTATTTATTTTGTTGTTCCATTTTGTTAACAACTCCTCCTAGCATGTCACCAGCTGGTTGTACACCTGGCTCTGTGCTTTCTATTTCTATTCCAACAGACTCTAATTTCTGTTCTATTGACATCTGCTCAAAAGATTCATCTGTAACAACAGTAGGCATATCAGCTAGTTTCTCAATGTAATTAAACCAAGAATTTAACTGTTCATCTGTCCATGTTGTTTTGTCTTTAGGGTACTTTTTAAGTTCAGCATATTGATTTGCTGAACCTAGTACTTTGACTAGAGTTTCTTTTGAATCTATGTTAGCAGTCATTGCACTAACAGTCTCAGATATAAAAGTTACATCTTGACTCATGCCTCAGTACCTAAGATACTGTCCATGATAGCTGCATGTGCAGCCTTGTCTTCAGGTGATAACTTGTTTTCTTTCTTACGCATGTCTAGCTTGACAGTAGTCTCTACCATAGCGTCCTTATCTGCTTGTTCCTGTGTGTAACCATCAGGTGCTATAGATGTAGCTTCTTCTTCAGTCTGTTTACTACCAGACCATAGCTCTACACCTAGACCGAACCGCATACATGCACGTTTAAATGCATCAGACTCTGCGTCTTTAAGGTTATTACCGTCATTAAACCTTTCATTGTTAAGTTTAAAAGTATCGACATCACCGAAGCCATCATAACTACCCATACCTTCTATGGTTATAGTACCTTTAGCACCGACTATTCTTTTGATTCCATCTACTCTGCCATATACTGGTGTACATGACCAAGAGTATTTAACACCACTATCACGTAGTCTTTCTACATAGTTAGCGTGTGGTACGTAGTCGCCAAATTTACCAGCAGGAGCTTTTTTAACTAACTCTTGTGGAAAAGGTGACAACAAATCAACGTTATCTTTCATAACATTCCTTTCTTATATATATATTTATTTTTGTCTAACCAAAGGGAAAGACAAAAAAAATATTATTCTTCTTCTAAGTCTAATAAAGAACGTAAATTATGTACTCCTCTTTCAACAGGTACTAATTTAACATCCCCAAGGTCGTTTGTTAGTATAAAGTAAGGCTTATCTCCTAAACCTGAATACTCTATACTATTTAACTTCCATTTAGACTTGACAATTAAGTCATTCATAATATACATTATACTCTATTTATTATCACTTTCGTTTAATTTTACTAAGTATTCTGCGGTTACACCATGACCAGGTTTAGCAAACAATAACCACTGACAAGGTCTACCCATTGAAGCAAGCTGCTCTAATGCATAAGTATTGTAGCTTTCAGTACTACCATTAACCCATAAACGTATATCATTTACGTACATAGTTGTAGGTGTATGAAAGTGTCCAGCTATTGCGTAATCAAAGTCAGGCATTAAGTCACGTGATGCTAATGCTTTCCACCCTAATAGTTTCTTACCGAAACCATACCAAGGAAATCCACTATGTCCACGTACATTGTCTCCATGCCATACAAAGAACCTACATCCTTTACCTAAATCTGCAACATCAAACCAATGATTGTCGCTTTTAGAGTCTGGAATAGTAAATTCAATACGACTTTCTTTTTCGTATATCATTGACATTATTTTTCCAAGCATTCTATCTGCATTGGAATCTGGATGATAGTCTTTACGTGCTCTACCACCAAGACTACCGTGATTACCTATTACCCAATGTACTTCTACATCATCAAAGTTAGCAAGTAATGTATCAAAGAATTGTGTAAGTATTCTAGGACCATCTATTGTTACTTGATTGTATAGGCTTTCGTCTATTAAATGTGTTTGTCCTGGGAATATTAATTCACCTTCAACAATATCACCAGCTGCTAATACAACACACTTAGATACTTTGTGTGCGTTTCTTTGTATGTTAGCTAACTCTACTATCTTATGTGCATACTCTACTACTCTTTCTTCAGCCACTTGCGTGTTGTAGTTAGGCGTAACTTTTGCTAGTTGCACGTCTGAAAGTATAGCTACAGCTATCTCTTCACTTTTATTTTTCTTTTTTAGTGTTGGTTTTGGTATTTTAGGTTTGTCCCAAGTACGTAAATTTGTTGAGACTGCTTGATATACAGCTTCAATCATGTCAGCTTTTTTATTTTTAGCTTTATCTAATTGTCTTAATAGCTTTAAATTGTCTGCTTTAAGTTGCTGTATTTTATTTGATTCAGCTTCAAGTAATAATTCATCTATATCTTTTTTAGATTTTTTAGACATTACTATCTGCCAAGTTAAGAAAGTGATTCCGAACTGCTGATTCACTTATTTTGATATTAAAATTTTCTTTTAATAATCTTGACACCACGTATGGTTTTAACTGTACTCCACTTATAACTTTAGCTTCGCAACCTTCCCAAAAAGGCATTGCTTCTTCAGTTATTCTACCTGAAATACGACTTATTTTCCCTGTTTCTGCTTCTGCAAGCAGTTCATTTATATCTTTCATGTCGTTTATTATACATAATTAATTCTTTTATGTGTAATTTTTACCAAGTTTGTGCCGCCAGCCTTCCCTCGGTGTTTCGCGTCCATCGGTTGGACACTCACACCTCCGTTGGCTTTGCTATACAAACTCTAATGAGGTAAGCGTAGAAGTGTTCACTATAGGTTTATGTTGACATAATTGAAGTTACCTTGTTGCAGGTTCTCTCTGCACTCTATTCTTCTACCGATTACAGCTTTACAAGTGGAAAGGATTCACATGCACTCTTGCGAGTTACTGTATTCCTTACCACTGTATCACATATTTAATTTAAGACAATGTTCTTTTACTTCATCAATGTCCTTAAGATTAATAATGTTATACTTTTTACAAGCTCTATAAACGTCTTGTAGTAAATTAAAACCAGAAGTATCACCTGAACCACCAAACACATGCATGTCTGATACCCAGATTCTTCTAGCTGGTTGTGTACCTAACCATTCTAAGGCAGGACCATCTACAACATTACCGTAACCTGAATGCCTTTCAAGATATTTTTCATCTACACGCCTACCATTTCTAGCAATAACACGTAAATCACCTGTATTACCTCTACCGTTATACATAGCAATGTTAACTGCTGGTAGTAAATGCATAATTTCTAAAATATCGTCACCATCAAAATTCATAGAACCTGAAGAATCAATAAGTATTGTACCTCCAAGTGTTCTAATTTTTTGTTTAAATATTTTCTTATCTACGCAATATCTATTAATGTATTTTGGATTAAAACCAAAGTCTGCAGGTCTATAAGCTCTGCCACCTTTAAGTCTACCTTGTAAATTAACAGTTAATGGTGGAGTATGAATTTCCATTTCACCCCACGCACCAACACCACCTGTAGAATTATAAAGCATATTGCGTAAATCACGATTAGTTCTATCTTCTACATTTTCATCATCAGATAATAATTCAGTATCATCTTCTGATTCCTCTGGATTAATATCTTCACTAGGTGTTAGTTTTGTTTTAGGTTTAAATACTTCTTCTTGCTTAGGTTTGTCTCTAAACATATCAAGTATTTTACTAAGTGGTTCTGCATATTTTTGTACCTTACGATAACTAATAGTCGAACCATGATTAGTACTAACTATATAATTGTAATAATCTCTAATTACTCTTTTTGCATAAATCAATTCAGATTTACGTAATTCAGTTACATTTATATCTGTATTTATAGTACCCATAGCTTTGATAAACATTTCGTATTCATCACAAAACTTGTAACTACCATATCTAGATGTTGAATCATTTTCAGTAACACGCCATTTAGACGCTAAACCAAATAAAATAATACTAGAAAGACTACCTTCATAAACAAGTTTCATAGCTTGTTGTTCAAATAAATCTTTACACATAGATACTTCATGTATAGCTAAATCAGCTCTAAATAATAAATGATTAATTCTAATTTCTTCTAATACTTCAACAGCTTCTGCACGTACACCAGGTTTAAGCTTACCCATTGTCTTAGGACTCCACTTAACGTGTCCTAATTCATGTCGTCTAATCATACGACTATGATTAATACCGCAACTTTGACAGTCCCTATCTAAAGGAACTGTCATTTGTCTATTTAAGTTGTCAGTTTTAGCTTCAGGATTATTGTGTATAGTCCCTACAACTTCCCAAGATTCACCAGTAACAATTTCTGGATATGGGTATGCTTTTTGGTTATGCATTAGACAACGTTACAGCGTCAATAAGTTCTTCTGCTTTGTCTGCAAAGATTAACTCAGCAGCTACTTCGGCTTTAAAACCTTTCTCTTGTAGTGCAAAGAACTCTGCCCATGAACGAACCGATATACGGTCTTCAGGGTCTTCAACTAACGTTGTATCATTAATTACAGTATGCCATTCATCTGGAAACGCTTCCATTGCTTTAGGGTGTATACTGCCAACATATATTTTCACAGGAAATCTATCCTTAAGTGCAAGTGGTAGTGACTCAGGTGGACTGTTAGTTGTAGCAACAACTTGAAATCCAGGTGCTGGTCGAACTGTCTCTTGCTCTTCATTATTTATAGTAATACCTGCAATATCTTGGTCATCCAATATAGCGTGTAAGAAAGTCATGGCATCTGGTGATGCATGGTCTATCTCATTGATAACTAATCTGCCACCATTACGCCAAGCTTTAATAGCTATACCGTCATGCCATTCAAATCCACCGTCTTTAGCAGGTCTATAAAAACCTTCTAAGTTAGCTGACGCTGTATCTTCTGTCATTGTTATTTGGTAGACATTTGGATTACCATCCATATCTAATGGTGCATTTTGTTTAACTGCACTATAGGTCTTACCTGTACCTGGAGGACCATGTAATAATATTCTGCGTGAGTTACCCAAAATAGCATTAACTTGTTTCCAGCATTTGTCTTTATTCATAGTTATTCCCTTCTTGTTCTAAATGATTAGGTACATATCTACAATATATATCTATTTCATTATTTTTATTTTTTCTTTGTTGTATCTCAAACTTACCTTTGTCTGCTAAGTGTGCGATATTTCTTTGTGTCATAGACACAATGTTTGATTTGTTACCACCTAACCACTTTGGTGCAGTACCTATTACGTACCACACATTAGGAGATGACAAAAGCACTTTGACTTTTTCATCTGTTAATAACCTAGGTTTTCTACCTGGGGGAGTAGTGTTAGCTGGTGGGGGAGTTTCCTCCCTCATTCCATTAGGCATCGTCATTAGTTGTTCCTTTCTTTAAGAAATCTTCTACTTCATCAGCAACATGTTCTAATGAATGTGATACAGATTGTGCAGTTAAGTCACGTAATGTATCTAAATCTTCTGTTAAACACACTTGCATACTTGAAGGTTCTATCATTAGCCAACTTTGAAACACTCCATCATCGGAAGCTTTTTGACGTATTTCTTCAATTTCTTCATATGTGTAATCAGTTTTATCATTCATAACATTTTCTGCTGTCATATAATCAGTCATAATAATGGCTCTTTCGGTAGCTATTATTTTTACAGCGTCTTGTAGTGCTGTTGCAGAACAAGATGCCTCTAATACAATATTCCAGACATCTGGTTCTTCCCAGCTAGGTCCTTCATTATCTAATCCAGCATATACTACTTGAACAGTATATTCTTTACGTGGTACATTATGTACATGTATTTCGTTCATAGTTTCCTTTCATTTTGTCGTTTATTATTTATAGCTAATTCCTCCCCATAAATTTTTTTTATGTGGGAACGAAGGTGAACACAAAAAAAAAAGCATAATTATGTTCACTTAAATAGCTTGTAACACACTATTAGTTATTTCCATAATGATAGGATTCGAACCTATAAGGCGACCTAGTGTGGTTCTTAGTATCGTCAACTAAGCACTATCGCTAACTCCCAGCTTCTATGGCTTTACGTTATTATAATGTGTTACAAGCTACCTATTTTCAGTCGTTAACAAACAGGGAATTTTATAACTCCTACTAATAGATAGCTTATAGGATACAAAGCATGAAAAGGGAAAATACAATCGAACAAACCCTTGCCTTTCGGCACTCTATACCCTATAAGCTACCTACATTATGGGCTATGGCTAAGCAAACAAAGGAGTCAAACTTAGCAATGTAGATAGCTTTAATCTTTATAGTGGAGTAACACTCACTTCACTATATGGTGATATTCTGTAAATATCGTGTTCATGTTCTATAAATTTTATTGTAGTATCATTGTCAGCTAACTTAACTAAATTATCAATTTGTTCAGTTGCTTCTTCTACTGTAGTGTCACTACTAAATGTAAATGATACACTTAATTCATTTATATCATGTTTCATATTTTCGTCTATAAATTGATATGTCATTTGTTTACCTTTCTGTAATGTTCGTAATGGAAATTACAAACTATTTCGTTTACTTGTAAATTATCATAAACTTTGCCTAGATTTATATAATATACTTTGTTGTTCATTGGTAATGAATTGCATTTATATACACTACATTTCATTATCCTTCCTCCTTTAATAGCCAATACGCTTCTATTTCACCAGCACAATTTTCGCAATAAGTTTCACCATTAATATAAGCACCACCGTTATGTGTGTGATGCCAGTTATCACAACGAAAACATTGCAACCAACCACCCATTACTCTTCTTCGTAATTGGTCATTAGTTTAAGTATTTCAGTATGTCCAGATATTTGTTTTTGTAATATTTCCATTACTTCAACAATACCTTTAATAGATGAATAAATATCTTCTAGTTCATTGTTCATTTTTTAACCTTTCTATCATTTCATTAACTTCTATCATTGTTAATTTAATATCATCATCGCCTAATTCGTTAACAAATTGCGTAAATGAATCACGATATTTATCTACTGCTAATGTAGATGATATAAACTTCGCTTGAAATTCAGTATTTTTATCACCTAATTCAGATATTATTAAATTTAACGTACTACCAATTAATTCTATTTTATCTTGTATGTCGTTAACTATTTCTTCTAGGTTTTCTAGTTTGTTATTGTTCATTAATTCCTTTCACTAAAAAAAACTAATGTGGCTAAATTAATAACCACACTAGCTAATTTAATACTATACAGTAACTTCCTCTGTAGTCTCATTTAATTCTGAAACAGCAGAATTGTCTACTTGATTATCTTTAGTATCATCTGATACATTATTTTTAGGTTTGTAACTAGGTGACTGTTTGTGTAATTTAAGTACTTCATCTTTACTTAGATACAAAGGTATTTGTTCTAATTTACCATTGATATAGGTACTCATCCATAGGCGTTCGCCCCACTCTAGTTCGACACCAGTAATACCACATACTGGATTTTGATAATCTGCTTTACTCATTAGCAGTCCTTTCTATTTGTTTATCTTGGTAGGTGGCTATTGTATGCTCTTCTGTTATATCGCTTTGAAACCTACCGACACTATGCATATACATAGCTCCTAACACACAACTAATGTATGTTAGAAGCAATCTACTAGCCAAATGGATTATCATCTTCTTGGAATATATCTTTTATTGGTACTATACCAAGTACATTCAAATCCTCATTAATACTTGCTACTGTTAATCCGTCATGATAGTTAGCTATTGCTACTTCTACCATATCGTTTAATTCAGTTATTTGTGATGCACTAAACAGTGGTTTTAACACGTCCATTGCAGTTTTAATCTCAACTATATTCATAGTATCCTTTCTATATTTTTTTAGGCTGATGCCGTGGGCGGAAGCATAAAAAATGCTTAACATAAACTACCTTGTAATGTTCGTGAACCCCATGTATCAGGGTCAAATGGTACATTATCATACTCGTCTATCAGATTCTTAAATACTACCCATGCGTATGATAATTCAAGTAATATTCTATCGTTTAAACATTCTGAATCACAATATACCCAGTTATTATGTATTATAACTGTATCGTGATACATAATATTTGTTAAACATTCTGAACATGTATTAATATCAATCATATTGTTTCTTTTCCATTAAGAATCTAATAGCAGTTTGTTCGTCTATTAGACACTCTTCACAAATAGTCTCTGAACTACACTGTTTATATGGACAACCCATTAGTTATCTATATCCATTAGTTTTAACTGAGTAGGTCTATTTGATACTTCTTGTTTAGCAAGTATATCCATATTTATTCTAGCGATGTTATGAAATGTCCAAACACTCTCACCTTGTTCGTGTGCTTTAACACCACAACTTCTATGTAGAAATAATGGATAGTTTTTCTTACCAAAATACCAATATCTATCAGCTTGTGATACTGTATCTTGACAGTATCCGCATAGTATTTCATTCATTGTCTAATATTTCCTTCCTTATCTAACCATAATCCTTGTATTTGCCATTTTTTATCCCAATATCTCCATGTATATTTATATACATATCGATAAAACAAATATTGACCATAACTACTTCGCATTACAGTCATATTATTAATACTGTTTTTACTCTTATATATTCTCTTTATTGGTATCGTCCAACGTAATATCAAATACCAGTTCAACCATAAGATAAATCTATTATTTCTTATATATTTAATCATTAGTTATCCTTTCTTTATATAACGTTTATGTTTAGTATGAAATCTATAATTAGGGTCATATCTATATTTATATCTACCTAAGTGAATATTATTTAGTTCCCATGCTTGGCTATATACCTCATATAGACTGAGTCTATTTTTAATAGCACATGCTATTGGGATAGCTATCCAATATCTAATCCAACTTCTCATAAATTATCCCTCAAACATACGCATATCTGCACATTGTTGACACATATAATCTATTATTTCATCGCTAGTACAGCAACATAAACTACACATAGTATTCATATAATCTCCTTTATTTTTATGTGATTGCGACAGCAGAACAGAAAAATAAGAAAGCTAACGGCTCACGCCTGACATTGACAAGTTACCAGCACTATTAAAAAAAAACTAGGTAGGCTAAATTAATAACCCACCTAGTAATCTAATATTAACTAACTAAAGTTTTACCCTTAGCAAAGCTATCTACACAAGGTGTACAAGCAGACCAATAGATAAACTTTTCTACGATATCATAAGATTTAGTTGTCTTATTATACTCGCTACCAGCTTGGCGAAAGTTATCTTTACCTTTAGTTTTAGTAACACCACAATGTACACATTCAAATGATTTACTATTTGTTTTAGTATCATTAGTAGTATCTTTAGCAACTGTATCAACAGCTGTAGTAGTTTCTGCAATTATCATATATCTCCTTTAATAGATTTTTTTTTCGATTGCGTAGCGTGAGAAAAAACAATATGTTGTCTAGGTCAATATTAGATTAACTTGTATGACTAATTATATTTATATCATCTAGTATCATATGGATACAGTATTAACTAACTAGGTGGTATATTAACAGACGAAGTCTGTTTCGGAAGGTCAACCATATGGAATCTGTACTCATAACAAGATACTGTACAGATTAAGCTATCAGATAGCCTATCAAAGAGAGTACAGATTACAGATTGTTTGACCTACCGATGTTAATGTAGCTTCTCTCTAGTATATACGTATGTATAAAAATATATGCTGGTAATCTTTTGTACTGTAAACCCCTGTGTCTATAGTCTTTGAGGGCACTAGCGGGCATTAGTACTGGTTAGTTTGATTAAAGCTTTCTAAGTGTCCCTGGGTACTGCCTTTGTCTTTCTAGTGTACTGTCTCGCCAGTCAGCAGCTTTCCGCATCCCGATTGCAACTTTACCTGTAACAAAATACTTGCGTTTAATGTTTGTAATTAACTGAACTATACCATATAATTCTCACTAGGCAAACATCTAAGGAAAGATAGTGAAATATGACCGATACTACGCGTAACGTCATCTGCATAGCCGAGGGATGTAGGAAGAAATTAAAGGGTAAACAGCGTAAATTCCACTCCCCTACCTGTCAGAAAAGACAGTTTGCTAGAGATAAAGCACATAACAAGAAGGTTGATGTAAAACCTATAAACGCTGAACGAGCTTCTGATGACGGAGACCACGCAACTGTAAGACGTGGACAGTATTACCGAGCTTTTGTAAGCGAAGGAATAGCTGAAACAGTTGCAACAGGCGAGATGACGGTAGTTGACGCTGCTTCCCTCCTTGGTTGCACATCAGCTACCGTGTCTCGTATGCTTGGTGCATACAAGATTGATGTACGCAACGAAGTTGCAGGGGAAGATTGGGAACTATCTGATGACGCAAAGGATGCATTAGAAAATTTTTCTAGCTTCCGTAGCAAATATTTTAGAACCGAGTTGGGGGTACAGTACGAAACAGCAGACTTCCATACTAACTGGGTAAATAACATTATAGATAGCATAGAAAATGGTAAAGAACTTTTAATACTAAGCCCCCCTAGACATGGAAAAACAGAACTGTTAATACACTTTGCTGTGTATCAAATATGCAAAAACCCTAATACACGTATTATGTGGGTTGGTGGTAACGAAGACATTGCAAAGAATGCATTGTCTGCTGTGCTTGATGTGTTAGATACTAACGAAGAACTACGTGAAGATTTCTGTCCACCAGGTACATCTTTTAAACCTGATAACAGGTCAGGTAAAAACTGGTCACAAAATCAATTTACTGTAGGTACACGTACTGTTGCAGGTATTAAGTCACCGACAATGGTAGCTGTAGGTAAAGGTGGAAAGATTCTATCACGTGACTGTGACATAATTATTGCTGATGACATTGAAGACCACCAAACTACTATGCAACCTGGTGCAAGAGAAAGTACTAGACAATGGTGGACTACAACATTATCAAGTCGTAAAGAGGAACACACAGCTATTGTTGTTATTGGTTCACGTCAGCATCCTGATGATTTGTATAACCATTTACTTGAGTCAGATAACTTTACAAGTATTGTAGAAACTGCACATAACTTAATGTGTGAAATACCAGAACACTTAGAAGATGAACATACAGATTGTATGTTATGGTCAAGCAAACGTTCTTACAAATGGTTAATGTCTCGATTACATTCTGCTGAATCAACTGGTGGTAGACAGACATTCGAAATGGTTTATTACAACCAAGCTTATGTAGAAGGTACACAGATATTTACTATGAACATTGTTGACCAGTGTATGCGACCAGACTTAGTACTAGGACAAGTATATAAAAACTTATATTTAGTAGCTGGACTTGACCCTGCATCATCAGGGTATCAAGCATCAGTGCTATGGGGTATAGACCAATACCGTGGTGAGTTATATCTAGTTGACCTAGAAAATAGAAGAGGTGGAGGTATTAGAGCTGCACTAGACCAAATGGCTGATTGGGCACACAAGTATGATTGTAGACATTGGATAGTTGAAGAGAATGGTTTTCAAACAGCTATACGTCAAGATGCTGCAATAAAAGAATTTACACTACGTAGTGGTATAACAGTACAAGGACATTTGACTGGTAAAAACAAACACGACCCACTATATGGTGTAGGTGCTATGGCTGATTTGTTTGAAGCAAAAAAAATACACCTACCTACTGGTGATGGAGAATCTAGTTCCAAAGTACAGAAATATCGACAACAACTGTTATACTTTGATGGAAAACCTGTTTCCAAAAGAAACAAAGAGAAAACTGATATAGTTATGGCTAGTTGGTTTCCAATGAAAGTTTTTAGACGTATGCAAAAAGAGCATGCTGCTGATATAGGATTAGACTATAATCCAAGTTATGGAGATTATAAAATGACAGATATGAATAACGCACCATGGGAATAGAAAATTTAGACATTAAAAACTATCAAGAGATAGTTAAAAATGCTGCTGAACTCACATCAGGTAAATTAGTACAAGAACGTCAAGTACAAAAAGCTAGAATAAAAGCAATCCTCAATGGTGGTGCTGATGGTATCAAAGCTTTACTAGGTAATACAATGGAAACTTCTGATGCTGATTTGTTACCAGCTCCTAACATGTTGCAGTCTGGTATTGACCGACTTGCACAAAAAATTTCAGGTATACCACAAGTACGAGTAGATGTACCTAACGAAAATGATTCACAAAGAAGTAAAATACGTGCAGAAAAATTAGAACGTATTGTTACTAACTATGATGAAAAACAAAATTTAACTTTACAATTAGCACAAGCATCTAGGTGGCTACCAGGTTATGGTTACTGTGCTTGGGTAATAACTACAAGAAGAGATAAGAATGGTTATCTTTATCCATCAGCAGAACTAAGAGACCCTTATGATACATTCCCAGGAAACTTTGGACCTGACCAACAACCAAGAGAGATGGCTGTTATTAGACGTGTGCCTAGATATAAACTTGCACAAATTTATCCAGAATTTTCTAAAGAAATTTTAAAGATAGATGAAGATGACACAGATTCACAATCAGATACAGCTACTCCGTTTATGTCTTATGAAAACAACAGAGAACAAGGTTGGGAAGATAACACATACTCTGGTGTACGTATTATTGAATATTATGACCAAGGTGGTACTTATGTAGTATTCCCAGAACGTAATATGATTCTTGACTTTATACCAAACGTATTATCTACACCACCGTTTGTTTTTATGAAGAAATTTTCTTTTGACCAACTTAAAGGTCAATATGACCACGTAATAGGTTTGATGGCAATGATGGCAAAGATTAACATTATGTCAGCAATTGCTATGGAAGATAGCGTATTTACAGAAACCAACATATCAGGAGAGATAGAATCTGGACAATACAGAAAAGGTAGATTTGCAGTAAATTATCTAGCTCCAGGTACGCAGGTTTCTAAACCAATGAACAACATTCCGTATCAGTTGTTTCAACAAATAGATAGATTAGAACGACAGCTTAGATTAGTAGGTGGTTATCCAGTTACTGATGATGCACAGTCACCTAACTCTTTTGTTACTGGTGCTGGATTGCAAGAACTTAATGGTGCTATGTCATTAATGATTAATGAATATAGAGAAATAGTAAAACACGCTATTGTTGAAATGGATGCTAAGCGTTTAGAAATGGATGTAGTAATATCTTACTCACAAGAAATTTCTAAAAAACCTATGGCAGGTTTCTTTAACGGTTCAGCTTTTGCAGAAAACTATTCTCCATTAGCAGACATTGGTGGAGACTTTAGAACAAGACGTATCTATGGTGTTATGGCTGGTTTTGATGAACCTCAAAAAATTGTAACTGGTTTGCAATTACTACAAGCAGGTGTTATAGACGTAGAAACATTACAAGATAACATTGATGGTTTAGAAAATATAGCTAAAGTACAAGAACGTATTAGAAAAAATAAAGCAGAACAAGTATTATTTGATTCTATATTAGCTAGGTCAGCACAAGGAGATGCACAAGCAACTATGGCAGCTATTGCTATATATGAATATCCATCTGCTATAACTGATATTATGAAACAATTCTATACACCTGAAGAACCGCAAATGTCTCCAGAGCAAGAAGCAATGATACAACAACAACTAGCACAACAGATGGGAGGACAAGGTGGACCTCCAACTATGGCACAAGCTTTTGGTATGTAAAATGGATGAATTTTTAGAAACAGAATTTTGGGACATGATATATAACGAATATGGTGTAACTGATGAATTAGATATATTGTCAGAAAATGTAACTGAAATTATAAATGTACAAAAAGGTATAATTATATTAATAACAAAGGATTTTTATAATGGCAAAGAGTCGTAGAGGCGGAGCAAGACAACCTAAAAAACCAGCACCAGTAGCAGCAGCAGGTCCTGGAGCAGGTCCAGGTCAAAATAGAACAGATGGTGGACCAGCTAGCTCTAAACAGCCTATTCGTAGAATACCTGGACAAGATTATGGTGAAGGTAAACAATTAGTAGAACAACAACAAGCTGCACCATTACCTAACAATCAAGGTATATCAGTACCTACTCAACAAGGAATGTCTCAAAGACCTAATGTTTTTGGTGCAACAGATAGACCATCAGAACCAGTAACTGAAGGTGTTCCAATAGGAGACGGTAGTTTTCCTATAGAAGGAAATAGTGATACGAATATATTCTTAGCTGCATTATATTCTCAAAATCCACATCCTGCTATAGCAGAATTACTAAATTCAGGTAATGAATGATATTTGGAGATTATTTTTTTGAAAAAGATTTTTTAAAAATCAAAGATAGACAAAATAGATTATACAAAAATTATAAAGAAATAGCTAAAGCTAATCCACAATTAGCAGAAAACGTTATAAACATAACAGAAAACAATCCTATGCTTCCTAAAGCTACAGTTAAAGCAGCTGCAGAGCTTGGAGAAGACCCTAACTCAGATAGATTAAACGAAATTAACTCACAACTGTATGAACAGTTTTCTAAAAAAGAAGCTGAAATTTGGGAGTTTATGAACGATAAGTATCAAAACACCGAATATGTAGATGATATGAGATTCACAGCTGCTAATTGGATTAAAGGTGATACACAGTATGGTGTGTGGATAGGTGCAGCTATGGACCATTATAAAGAAACAGCTTCTAAATACAGTTTTTTGCCTAATACTGGTTTTTATAAAGACGGTTTTCAAATAGACGTACAAGATAAAAGTGGTAATACAGTTACTGTTCCTAACCCAGATGCTCCTATGGCAGGTAGAATTTGGCAATACATGTCTTCTGTTTTAGCTTATGACAAAATGTTAAGAGATGGTGTAGACCCTACTACTGCTATTAACGTACCAAGAATTGATATAAGTAAAACACAAATAGCTAATTTAGGTGTAGATACAGGTTGGTCTGGAAAAATAGACAAGTTAGTAGATTCTTTTAAAGAAGCTCAAGAAATGGCTGGAGATACAATTTGGCAAGCTATGAGGATGAAAACAGTTGCTGGTGAACCTATAAACTATAACAGAGACAAATGGTTTTTATTTGAAACTATTGATGTAGAACAAATGCCTCAATACAATGATTTAGTAAATATTTATGGATACACACCAGAAAAAGCTAAAGAACTCATATACAAAAAAATTGGTGAACCATTAGCACCATTAGATAAACCTGGTGAAATAAACTATTTAAGCTCTGATAATCCTAATAAAATAAACTTTTATGCTGGTAGAAGAAATAAAGGATTTGTTTATAGTGCTGAAGACCCTGGAAGGACTCAAGAAGGTTATCAACAATTAGTTCCTTATTCACCTGGAAGGTATCAAGCAGCTTTTGTATCAGCACCTGGTACAGAAACTTATAACAAATTATCTGGTGCTATTGACTTAGTTTATTCAGCAGTTCCTGAATTGCTTTTAGATAAAGGTGTAGGTCAAGTAATGAATCAATTTAAAAACCTTAGACGTGTAAATAAACTTTTAGACCAAGAAACAGGAGAAGTTTTAGCTACAGGTAAAAGATTTAAACTTAATCAACAAGGTTTAAGAAAAGAAGCTGAAGAACAAATTGCTAAAGATATAGAAGGTTTATCTGGTGAAGGTCTAAAAGATTATATGTTAGGTGCTAATGCTAAATTAAAAGCTATTGATACTGGTGCAGCAAGAGTTACTAAAGCTACTGATAGACAAGTTAAAGAATATGGTTTTTTTGGTGAACGTGTACCTAAATTTTTTAGACAAACAAAAGATGAATTTTTAGATACACCGTTTATGAATCAATTATTCTATTCGTTAGCTGACGAAACAGAAGAAATGGTTATAAAAGCTAATCCATTCTTTAGAGGTTTAAATGGTAGGTTTGTTGGTGAAATAGTAAAAGCAAAAAACCCTGCAAAAATTAAAGAGTTATTTGGTTCTTTATTAGACGAAGGTGTAAGTATTGGTAAATACACTAGCAAAGGTTTTGAACAAATAAATACTATGCCTAAAGTTGCATCTTTTGCATTAAACAAAGCATTGGTAAGTACAGCAAAAACTGGTAAAAAATTACAAAGTTCTACAAACGTTGGTAAACAAATAGCTGGTAAAGCATTATCTACTATAGGAAATGAACAAGCAGCATTTAGAAGTGCTAGAAGTTACTTAGGACAAGGTTTAAATATTGCAATGTCTCCTTTACGTAATACACCTAACAAAAAGTTTTTATCTGTATTAAAACCATTGTCAAGAAATGATGGAATTATTGACGGAACTATAGCAGCAAGTAGATGGTTACCTAAAAAAGAACAACTTATTGAAGCTGCGTTAAATGCTAAATCTAATGTAGAAGAACTAACAAATATTACAAGTAAAAAATATGAAAAAATGTTAGGGTTCAACTCTACTTTTAATGCTGGTAGTACTCCTTCACAACAAAGAATGCTTGGATTAATACCAGAAATGGGTTTACCGTTAAGAAACTTTACACAAGCTTATGACCAGTTGTTTGCACATTTGCAAAGTACAGGTTATGACTCAGCAGTAGGTTCTAAAATACTAGAAGAGTTTAGAGGATTAAAATATCAAGACCATAGAACTGTTAGAAAGTTTGCTTACGAACAAAGAGTTAGAGATATACAACATGTTAGGGCTAAAGGCGGTAATCACGAAATTATGGCAGAAGCTTTAGAAAATTATTCTAAAGGTGAAGAAGATAGATTTATTATGTTTATTAACGAATTTGGGGATGACATGCCTTTTGCAGGAAATTTACCTGAAGGTCTAGAAAAAATGACTTATAAAAATTGGGATGGTACAGATAGAGAAGTTATCATACCTACTGCACATCTTATGTCTGAAATGGCAGATAACTCAGTACAGTTAACAGATTATAATTTAATGAAACGTTCTATGTCTTCATTGTTTACTTATTACGATGATATGAACTCTTTAACACAAACATTTACAATACCTGTAAAAAATGCTAAAGATTACATGACTAAATATAAATTTGGATTTAGTAAAGAATATACAGAAAATCCTTTTATAGATTACACAACAGGACAATTAAAAGGTATACCTGTAGATAAACTAGGTAAAGATGCTATAACTTTTGCTTTAGATTATTACAACCGAAATATATTTAAACCAGCTGTTTTATTACGATATGCTTTTTTTAGTAGAGTTTTCTTAGAAGAATCAATGCGTTTTGCTGCTGGACATATGGATTCGTTTTTTACACACCCAATACACTATATACAGTGGGTAACTATGGGAAGTGAAGGAAAAGTTGCTAGAGCTGTTAGAGGTGGTGCATCTTCTATTGATGAAAATAAATTGCTTGATAGCTTTGAACATTTACAAGCTATGAATCAAACATTTTCTATTGCAGGGCTGCAAGGAAGAGCAACTATTAAAAATAAAAATGTTAAGTATGTTATGCGTACTAAAACTGAAATGGAAAAAGGTGTCAGAACTAATGCAGATGATTATGTAGAAGCAGTTAGATTTGAATTAATGTTATTGCGTAGTGACGAAATAGCTAGAAAAGTAGCTGAATATGGTTATGGTAGTGACAAACTTTCTAAATGGATTTTAAGTAAAGATGGTGCATTAGCTAGAGAACAACTTGTAGATATGGGTGGTGGTAGATTTAGTAAGATTTTAAATGACAGTGATTTTATAGACCAATATTTACAATCTATTGAAACACGTATAAGAATTAAAACAGGTGGTCGTGTAGAAAAAGGAACAGAGTATTTTTATGACGAAGCTGCTAAAGCTTATAGATATAACATTTCAGCTACAGATACAGGTAATAGTAATTTAAGAAATGCAATAGCAACAGGAAGCTTACATAAATGGGATGATGCAGGAAGAGCTGGAGAAAGTCTTAGCTTTTTAGAAGATTTAAACAAACGTATGCCAGAAAGAATGTCACTTCGTGGTAAAACAACAATATCAGACATAGACCAAGAGCTTAAAAAATATGTTGGCGAAAAAGGTCTTAATTTAGATTTAGGTGCAGTAAAAGTATCAGAAGATATTGTTAATAGAAAATATTTAGGACCTTTAGGAAATTTTGAAAAGACTATGGATAATGTGGTAAACATTGCGTTTAATCACATGATGGGTAAACCCAATGCTTATTTATCAAGGTCAGTAGCTTTTAAACAGTTTAGGTATATGCATATACTTGATAACTTTGAAAATTATTCTTGGAAAGTACGAGATGAATTTATTAGAGAAGCTGAAGTATTAAAAATACCTAAAAATGTTATTGCTGATTTAAAAGATGCACGTAGAGCTACACCTAGTGGAAAGATAGATAATTTTAAAGTAGCAGACACAAACGCTAAAGCTTATGGTTTATCAGGTACTAAACAGTTGTTATACGATACTTCTAAGAGACATGCTTTATCAGATGTTACAAGAAACATTTTTCCTTTCCCTGAAGTATGGTTTGAGTTAGCTACTACTTGGAGTAAGTTACTAGCTAATAATCCACAGTTAATACGTAAAGGACAACTTTTAGTTAATGGTGCTAGAGGGTCAAATTTATTTGGATTTCAAAGTGAATCATTTTTTACACCAGACCCACAAAATCCTGATAACGAATTGTTTGCACATCCGTTCAGTGGATTTATGGGAAGCTTAATTTATGGCAAAGAAAGAAACACTGAAGTAGCTGCTAAGAGTTATGTAACTGGTATCAACCTACTAGGACAAGGATTTGTACCTGGACCTAACCCATATGTTGCATTTGCTTTAGACAAGGTATTACCTAAATATGGATACGGCAGAGAAGTAAGAGAAACTTTATTTGGTGATTTTGGTACTCCAGAAATTAAAGATGTCTTATTACCTAAAGCTCCTTGGTTAAAAAAACTATTAGCTGCAACAGGTGGTATTGGAAAAGATATAGATGATTATGGTAATGAAATTTACACAAGTGAATACGCTGCTATGAGAGCATCTACAACAATAGATATATATAGATACGGTATGTTAACAGGAGAAAATCAAAGATTATATAAAACAGGCAAACTTGATAAATTTTTAAGTAAAAAATATGGTGTAAATTTTGACAAAACTTTAATTACTAAATCAGATATTGACGAAGCTTTCTTAGAATATTCTAATAAAAAAGCTACACAAGTATTTGGAATTAGATTCTTAGCACAATTTATTGGACCAACAGGCATTAAACCAGTATTTTATGCAGAAGATAAAGATGGTAAATTGTTTAGTACACAAGTTCTTGCAGAAGAATATAGAAAAATAAGAGAAGAAACTAATCAAGATGATGTACAAGCAGCTGAAAGATTCTTTAGAGAATTTGGTTATGACCATGGTTGGTTGACATCTGGTAAATCAGTATCTATTGCTGGTAGACGTTCTATAACAGACAGAGTAAAAACTTGGCAAGCAGAAAATGAAAAAGATTTAGAACCTTACACATTGAGTGCTTATTTCTTATTGCCTGATAATCCATTAGATGATAGGTCATATGCTGATTTGTATGATGAATCTATTATGTTAAACCCTGACCAATATCGTAGGTCTGTAAACGACACAGTAGCATACTATAAATATGCAGCTTTTTCAGAAAAAGTAGAAGCTAATGACACAATACCTAATGATGAAAAAGTTTTCTTAAAACGTTTAGTACGTAATGGTTTAATTATAGATTATCCAGGATTTCAAAGCCAGACTTATGGTATTACAACTGCTGTTAAAGCTAAAGATATATTGTCTGAAATGGAACGGGAGTGGTTAAAAGAAGGTAGTTTTGCTTCTACAACTGACGCAGGTAAAGGTTTTGCTAAGTTGTACCCTATATGGCAAGCTATGGGTAATCAATCAATACAATACTCAAGTAGTCGAAACCCTGATTGGTGGTTATCTTCTACACAAGATGAAGCAAGATATATGCGTATTATGACACATCAAGTAGCTATGCAAATAGCTAAAGAAAATCCTGACTTTTACTATGTCTGGATAGGTGTTATGTTAAGATTATACAGAGATGACACTGAAGCTCTACAATATGGAGCTACACTAGGAAGATAATGGTAGAGAAAACACAAAATACATCTTTTGGTAATACTGAAGAAAATACAAATGATGAACCAATAGAGCAATTAAATCCTGAACAAAAAGCACTATTAGATACTTATTTAATGCAACTAGACCCTGCATATGCACAACAATTTGAACAAGAATATAGAAAAAGTATAGAAGAATTTGGAGTATTTGATTCAGTAAAATTAACTGCTTATTTGCCATTTATGGATTTTGGAGGACTAGAAGACCCTAATGCTAGAAAAGTACCTGTATATGATAAAGATGGTGTAGAAACAAATAGGTTTAAATCTTTTACAAGTTACTTTGAAGATTTTCCTATTAGTGGAATATTAGCTAGTGCTAACTCTGAACAAGAAATAATAGAGTTTCAAAGATATTTAGAAGCAAAAGGTATTGTAACTGAAGGTTATTTTAATGATTCAATAGGTCAATACAGTAATAAGTTATTAGAAGTTGTATATGACATTATGGATTATGCTGATGCTAATTTAAACATATTAGAAAACAGTCCAGAATATAAAGCTTTAGAATCTGAAAATGATGTTAGATTTTTTATGGCTCAAGAAGATGAACCACAATATGTTATGCAACGTAAGATTTTTAATAAAGCTATAGATGCTTATGCAGAACAAACATCTTATTTAGAACGAGAAGAAAAAAAACAAACTAGAGAAAAAATAGAAGGTGATTTATTTCAACAAGCTTTAGAAGAATATCCCTCTGATGAAGAGTTTAAAACTATATTTGAAAATGCTTTAGCAGATTCAGGTAAAAGAGTTACTCCGAAAATGTTAGATAAAGCAGCTACAGCTTTTGGGAAAGCTTATTCAAAAGAAATGATGGATAATGCAGATTTAATTGAAAACTTTAAAACAAGTGACATATACGCAGATTATGTAGAAGGTACTAATATTAAAAGAGAAGATGTTCAAATGGGTGGATATATGCCAACAGAACGTAGATTAAATACTGATTTCTTTAAAGATGGTATTACAGCTCAAGGTTTTGCTGAAGATTATGTAGAGGAAGAATATGGTAAAGAAATGGATGCAGTAGCTTTAGGACGTAAAAAAATGGAAACACAACAAGCTTTATTATCTGAAGTATTTAGGTATATATCACCATGATAAATCCTGGAGAAAACATACAAAAATTAAACCCTCAAGAATTAAAAGGTCAAGATAAAGAAGCTTATGATAGATTAGCACAAGAGCAATTAGCAGCTCAAGAAAATTTAGAATACGTTAAAAATAATCCTTTAGGAACTTCAACTGCACAACAAGCTAGAGTAAATTCTTATCAAAAAAAACTTAATGCTATAGATACTGAAATAAATAACTTTTTAGCAGAAGGAAGTGCCGAAAAACATTTTCATAATTATATGAATACTAGAAGTGCTGAAAGTAATGCATTAAATAAAAATACTAGATATGGACCTGGTGGATTAGCACCTGTTGAAAATTATAATTATGCTGAATTACCTAATATGAGTGAACAAGAGTTAAGTCGTTTAGCTAAAGCTATAGGTGTAGAAAATGTAGATAAACTAAAAGCTTTTGGTGGAATAGGTTTAAAAGTATTAGGTTATTTAGATGAAGAAATTTTATTAACAAAACCATTAGAGCTAGCAAGTAAAGGTTTAAAGGCTGCTGGTTTTGGTAAATCTGCTGCAAGAACATTAGCATTAGGTGCTGGAGTTGCAGCATACGAAACATATTGGATGTTAGCAAACGTTGGTATGGCAGCATATGCACAGTTACAAGGTGAAACTCGTGAAAATAATCCAGAACTACAAAATTTAATAGGTAGTGCAATGATGAGTAGTGCAACAGGTGTTCCAAGTAATCAGCCAATAGATGTTGATAAAAATAAAGAATCTGTTTCTTTTGATAATGCACCACAACTAGAAAAAGATATGAGAAGATGGGCTAAAGGTTCATTAGGTGTTCAAGCTTACCAAGCAACTATTGGTAAAAAAACAGGCACAGAAGACATTGTTAGTCTTGCAATGAATGGTATACGCCCTATGTTAGGTGCAAATAATGAGTAGAGTTACATACGGTCCAGAAGGTACACAGATAATTAACGTTGATGGTAAGTTTTATTTAGGTGTTGATACAGGTGATAGCTTGTACATGTATGAAGTACCTAAAGGTTGGACATTAGCTGATTTAACTGATATGACTGATATAGAACAAAATAATCAAGATGCAAGTGTTGATTTTTATAATGACTTAGTTAAAACTGGTGACATGATTGAAATTACTGAAGACCAATTTTTAGGCAAAGTTGGTTACGAAGATAGAATTGTAGTTGTAGGAAGTGGTATATATCCATTAACTAAAGAATATGATGATGTCGATAGTATTACTGCTATGCTTTCTGGTCTTGATGAATTAAAAACAACAGCACCTTTTTGGTCAGATGCTAATTATGTAAATACTTTAGAAGACTGGGTAATGGATAATGGTATAGACAATATAGAACTTTATTGGGATTCTGTAGAACATAATAAAGCAATAGAAGAGATGGGTTACACAATAGCTCAATATAATGGTTTAACTAAAAAAGCTAAAAACAGATTAAGTTGGGAAGAAGATGTTCAAAACAATTTAGCAAGTTTACAAACGCATTTAACTGGTCTTGGTGGAGAGTTGTCTGAAACTGTTTTAACTGCAATAGCAGAACAATGGGCATCAGGTTGGAGCGAAGAAAAATCTAAACGTACTGTTAGAAAGTTAGTAGATAGTAGTTACACATTAGGTGGACCTGTAGATGCAAAGATATTAGCTATAGCAGAAGGTACAGAAATAAAACAAACTACACTTGGCACAGAAAAAATAAAAGAACTTATGGATACTTACTTAGCACCTAATTTGCATTCAAGTATTAAAGATATTGCAGGTCATGCATCTAAATTAAGAAACAATCCTAACTATCAAACAAAATTTATTAAAGATTTAAAAGCTAAAAACAAATTAGAATACTCTATGTATGACGAAGATATGGAAATTGGGTTTCTAATAGACAGTAAAATTAACTCTTTTGAACAAACAACAGGTATTAAATTAGACCAAAGTAAAGATAGTGATTATGCAATTATAGATAAAATGTTAAAACTTAATAACTTTGGAGAAGAAAAGAAATTAGCTAGAAGTATTGGCTACCAACAAGGCTCTTCAAAAGTTATGGCTGATGTTAATAATGCATTAGGTCGTACTTTTGGCAAAGGTATAGTTGGAGCACAACAGTTTAGAGAGCAATTCTAATGGCAACAGTAACAGTATATAGATATGATAATCTTACAGGTGAAACATTTGATGATAAATATGCAGAAAGTCAAGGGTATGCTAATGCTGAAGCATTTGCTGATGCTTTAGTTTCAGGAGCTAGTTATCATAGAACGCAAAAAGCAGCACAAGATGATGCTGATGGAGTAAGTACATCATCATCTGTAGGTACTGCAGCAACTTCAGCAGAAGCTAATCAACAAGCACAAGCTTTGTATTCGTTTATGCCACAAGGTGTATTAGACAATTTTATAAACAATTACATTGATACTGGAGATGCAGATACTTCAATAGGTTTAACTAGAAAATCTCAAGTGTGGAAAGATAACTTTAGTCATTTATTAAACAAAGATGGTACATTAATAATGGATGAGTTAACTTCTTTAACGACTATTAATACTTATAAACAAACACTTAAAGAAATAGGTATAGATGATTTTACTGAATTTGAAGATGAATTTAAAGAAATGGTTAGTTCTGTATCTGGTGCAGAGTTTCAAGATAGAATAGATGTAGTTTACGAAGGAGTTGTAAATCAAATACCTGAAGTTAAACAGTTATTTGCTGAACAACTAGGAGTAGTAGCTGATGATGCAACAATATTTGCAGCATTAATTAATCCAAAAGTAGAAGATAAATTCTTAAAAGGACAAATAACAACTGTACAAATTGGTGCACAAGCTAAAAAAGCAGGCTTTGGATTTAACTATGATAAATTTGATACGTTAAAGAAACAAGGTTTAACTGCACAAGGAGCTAAACAACTCTATGGAACTGCTGGAAACATTATGAGTCAAGCACAAAGTATAGGTAGAGATTTAGGTATTGAAACATTAGAACAAGCTACATTAGGCAATGTACAAGCTCAACAAAGATTAACACGTATTGAATCAGAACTAATGTCTAAACAAGGTATACAATTAGGAGCAGCAAAAAAAGATGGTAAAATCACTGGACTTACTACTTAACCTGTTATAATATTTATTAAGCGTTGCGTGGTCCGCTACAATAGACCTGCAAACAGCTTTCGAAGCCTACGTTGAAAGCTCGTATTAAAACCGTAGAGTAATGGACTTATAGCTTGAAGCTACCAGAGAGATAAGTCAAGTGGTAAGGTAGCACCACGGCAAGATGCCTATGGTCTTGTCAGATAGGTTAACACATAGTGGAGGTACAGTATGGAAGAATTTGATGCACCGCAAGAACATGGTGTAAAACAAATGAGAGAAACTATTGGTAGAAAAGATGATGCTATCAAAAAACTTGAGGCAGAACTAGCTTCTTATAAAGATAAGGAAATAGATAATGTCTTTGGTAAATTAGGATTATCAACGGACAAAGGTTTCGGTAAAGCGTTAAAGCAAGTGTATGATGGACCTGTTACGACAGAAGCTATCTCACAGTTTGCAAAGGACGAGTATGGTTTCGAAGCAAATGGAACAGTTGAGGCAACACCACAGCCTACACCTGAACCACAAGTTCAAGACGATGCAAGGTCTCGCGTAGCTGCACTTGATGCAAATTCAACTTCAGAA